TATCAACAAGAATTTCAATCACGAGTTCATCTTCGATGCGAACCGCACCAATGTGGGTTTTCACCAAGACTTGCGTGGTATTATTCTTGTCAGGTCGTTTATCAATAGACGCTGACACCCGATTCCACACCGCCAAGCCCACACCGTTGCGATGGAACATATACGTCCCAATGCGGTCGGTGGATTCGACGATCGGCAGAATACCGGTTTCGGTATTCACCGCCTTATCCGGCAGCATGATCCAACTAAAGCCCATAAATTCCCGCACCACACCAGCTTGCATCACATTGGAATTCGTGAAATCTGTGCTGGTAAACGCTGTGGCCCCAGAATCTTCCAAAATGTCCCGAAGGGCATTTGGACTATGGACGTAGGTAAAATCTAACGGATTTACCACCACTCCACGATCATAGAGTCGTTGTAAACCTTGCGCCATGAGTGCCATCGTGAGACCAGTGGTTCCACTTGCATTCAAGGTTTGACCAGCCGGAAGCACTTGGGTTCCTGCACCCGCTTCTCCCGTATTGGCTGTCCCTGAAATGGCATCCACGATGGTTTGATCAATCCGACGACCCACAGCCATACCAGCGGCCATGGCATATTCGCCAACGGGATCAATCAAGAGTTCCAGTTGATCTTCTTCGTCAACTGGCTGACTCCAACTGTAATCAGCTTTAAACGCAGCCCGTCTTGAGTGTGCAATATCATTCCACACCGTATCACCGTGCCGTGTCGTTACCTGAAGCATGTTGGACGGGGAAAGCCGTTCAAAATACTCCACCTTTCCCTTGCCAGGACGAACCCGTACCTTACCTTCCAGTAAGGAACGATCCTGTTGGGAAATGTGATGGACTGAATCGGCAAACCCCTGGATCCTAGAGACATCAATAGTATCCGACATGAGTTACCTCTTATATCCGTGCATGAATAATCATTGTCGTCGGGTTGACTGCCGAATTACAGAGCCGACTGCCCCGTAGCGTGGGGTCTTCGTCCTCAAAAACCTGACCGAGCGTGAGGCACGGTTAACGGTCAGCTCAAACTCGCTTGCTTCCGATACAAGTCATTCAGTTCCTTGACTGCCTCGGCATGATGCGGGTGATTGAGATTGTTGACGGGATCTTCTGGATCTTCCCGTCGTTTGGCAATTTCCTTCGAGACATCCTGGGAGGTGGCAAATTTCACGGGGCCACTGTCCACAATGGTATCTTCATCAAATAACTCAAAGGCTTGGGAAAACATCTCCAACGCCTTGGGATTATGGATCAAACTCGTTTGCTTGAGTTCATCAAACACCCCAGGTTGGTCCATATGTTGAAAGAACCGCTCGGTATTATTGAGATGATTCTGGTACCGTTCCCCTAATTCCTGTTTGGCGGTCCGTTCCATCTCTTGCCAGCCTCGTGTCTGTTCGTCCACAGCCCCTTTTACCATCGGCACCCATCCATCATTGAGAATGCCCTGGAGTTGTTTCGAGGACAGTCCGTGTTTGTGTGCCACTTTCTTAAACGCTCCGACCGAATCCTGGTTCCATTCAATCTCGTTACTCAAACTCATGTCATACTTCTCATCCGTTTCTGGACGGAGCCGACTGTAGAACTTGTCCAGCTCTTCGTCTGACGCATCGGATGACGGGACTTTCACCGCTCCGACAGCGGTATTGTGGGCATGAGCGGTGGACTTTAATACCTCCGATAACGACTTTCCTTCAAACCGTTCCCATAATGGATCATTCTTGACCTCGTCGGGAATGGCTGCTTTCCATTCATCTGACATACGATTCTCCTGCTTGTATCTCGATCACATGCCCGTTCAGAATATTATCGATGCCAATAATGACATCGGACCGTCCGGCTGCATGGGCGAGAAGATTGGTATTTTCACACCATGACAGCAAGGGCTGTTGGTGGAGTTGCCGTAAATGCGTGAGGACCAATTGACCGGCTTCAGAGCGAAAAACCTCCCTGTAGAGCCTGACCAGATGCTCCCCCTCCTTTGGCTTGGACATCTGCTGCTCCTTTCTCGACTTCCATGGCTTGTTGTGCCATCGCCATTTGTTGCTGTTGTTGCATCGCCTGTAAGCGTTGCTGGCGAATGGCCTCGACATCTTCTGGTGGTCTCAGGTAGCGTAATCGTGTGCCGGTAATTCTAAATAAATCCCGCATCACGACATCAGCATCAATATTATCCAAGACATCTGGATTCATTTGGCTAATGCCTCCCCCTAACGCCAACGTATCCTGTAATGACCGGAGTTCATCCGATCGCTGTGCCCGTGCTAATGGCCCTTCAAAATGAATATCCAACTGTTCCCCGCTCAGAAGTATTGGTGGATCGGGTAAGGCTTTGGCCCGAAGCATCAAGTTGAAGGTTCTATCCAGCAACGGCATTAACAGTTCTTTCTGAATCCGTGCCACCGCTGGTCCCAGGAGCTGATGGAGAAATTCCAACCGTTGTAAAATTTCTGTTGCCGTGGGTGGCGTTTTCCCCATGGCTTGAAACTGGAGTAATTGTTCCGTGAGAAAGATTTGGCGAATCTGGAGCTTGGATTCATTTTCGGGAATGGCGGTATGGTCAAACCGTTGCCCAATCTCCAAGGGACGAATCGCATCCAGCTGTCGCACCACATTCAATCCCCCTGGGACAATCTTCGGTACATTCACCACTCCGGTTTCCAGCACGTTCAAGACTGGATAGACCGCTAAGGCCCACTGTTCCAGCTTGAGTTGTCGTGCCCGATTCAGGGTGGCTACCTCAGGAATGGCGGTATGTCCTGGACCCCGACCCCAAATTTCTCCAGAGGTTTTGTCCCAACGGGCGACAAAGAAGGGGAAATCTTTAAATAACTTGGGCTTCGTCAAATCATATTGTTTTTCCAAGTCAATGTACTTGGATTCCCAGGGTTGACGTTCCCATAATGAGGCCGGTTGTACCGAATGTAAGACGGGAATTTGTTGGTATGGTTTACTTTCAAACTGACGCAACCGATCGGGGTGTAGAGATTCCGGCCCCCATCGCTTGACAATTTCCACCAGGGTCATGTCAATTTCCCGTACCACCGTATCCACAATCCCCATGCCGTTTTCTTGAATCACATAGGTGCCAATTGGCACCGACTGAAACCGTAACCCTCGGAACCCACGGATGCGACTGTCTTTGTTCTCTTCAAGGAACAGACAACCGGTGCCAAAGGCTGCGAGGGAAAAAAAGGTTTCATGAATGGCTGACCGGAAGTTGGACACATTGAGGGCATTGAACATCCGTCGTGACGATTGATCCAACCAGAGTTGGACGGCTGCTTCAAAGTTCAAGTCTTCATTTCGCATCCGTAGACTAAACCACATGCCTGAAACCGTGGATACCAACGCATTGACTAACTTATTGAGGGCATCAATTCCTGTGGCATCAAAAAGTTCCTGTGTCAGCTTATCACCATCCGCTCGTTTGGTCCGGATGTTCGCCAAGTGCGGTACCAAGAGTTCAGCGATCTTTTGCCAGTTATTGTCCCAGTTGTGGCGTTGGGCCTTCTGTTCTTTATAACGTGTAATGATATCTACGGTTGATGGCATAATCTTATCCTAACATCGGTTTGCCTACATTTTGTGCCGGTACGGGTTTGCCTAATTTGGAGACCACGAATAATTGATCCTCGGAGATTCCTCCCCGTTGATGGCGTTGTTTGGCTAACCGTCGTTTTCGTCCAGACTTCGTTTCCGGAGCTTTAGCTACCGGAGCTGCTGCTACCGGAGCTGGTCTTGGAGCTGGTGATGGACTACTAAAGAAGCCTCCCATTTATTTCTTGCTCCTATTATAAGATTTGGATGTCGTGGTTAAATTGGACCGACGGTTATTGTTGGGATTCCCATCTCGATGATGCACATCCTTCCCATCACCTTTTTTCACCCGCCCATCTTTCTCCATTTGATATCGTGCCCGTCCACGGGCTGCCCGATTCTTTTTCTGTTCCGGCTTGCCGTGGTAGTCACGGTATTCTTTTTTGTAATCTCGTGCCATTACGCTTGGCCTTTCTGTTTCTCCAACCAGTCCCGTATATCTTGTTCGGTCCCACACACCGCTCCTTGGCAGACATCAGGGTGTGCATTCGGTCCACAGGCCAAGACATACATGGGACATAGAATCATGAAGAGTACGAGCCATTTCATGCGATCCCTCCCAGTGTGGGTTTTGCCACCTTGTTTTCCGGAATTGGCATTCCCAAGGTTGACGTTAACATCGTTGATTGCGAGGTCACCGCCCGTTGACGACGGAGCCGTTCCTGTCGCTCTGCTCGTGATTCCTTCGCTGCCAGTTCCGCATCTGACGGAATATCGAAGCTTGGTGGAGTGGGAGGTTTGGGGGCTGTTACCATCCCCACAATAGCTGTTGCTGCTGTACTGGCGATGGAGGCAGCAATAAGGTGACCAATCGTTAGGGTTTTTGGTTCGGCACCACCCCCTAAAGCGGGATACAGTCGTTCCCCTGTGTCGAGGTCACGAACCCACAATGAGTCGGGTATAGGTCGCTTCCATCCGATCTGGCCCCCATCGACGCAAC